TCAATCTTCTTGAGCGCCTCAACCACCACCTGCACATTCTCAGCAGCCTTGCGCTGCTGCATCTGCTTGACCTCGGACACAGAGTTGTTGACAGCACCAAATATGTTGTCGGCAATGCCATCGACATTGGCATCGTTGAAGATTTTATCGATTGCCATAGTTCAACTCCGTTGCTAGTTTCTCAAGAAACTGGTTTTCCATATCCACCACATTGCTCTTTGCGTTGCTCATCTGCAACTCAACAATCTTGCTCTTGTTCTTGATGTCTGCTTCCTTGAGCATCAACTCAGCAATCTTGACGCGCTTGTCAAACTCTTTTGCGTTTGCTGAGTCTTCATTTGGCAGGTTCTTGGTCAGGCTGGCGCTCATCTTGGCCTGCACCTCGGCAGGCATCAACTGCACCTCTGTCATCAGTTTCTGCGCCTCTGCGCGGTTTTGTTCGGCCTTCGTGGTGTTTACCGCAATCTGAGCCTGCGCCGCTTGCATCTGTAGCTGCTCTTGCATCATGGCCTTCTGTTGCGCGTTCGGGTCAGGCTGGCTCATCTGGTCAAGTGCCGCCATCAACTCGTACCTATTGGTTAGGCTGGAGTTGTTGAGGATGCCTTTGAGTATCAACGGCAGGACAGGGGTGTTTGGCCCCAGGGTCTGCAACAAACCAATGAACTGCTGCTGCTCATGCTCCCTGGCAATGATGCCCAATGTCGCAGTCGGGATGAACTTCATATCCACTGACGGGTAACGCTCTGGGTCAAACTGCATAAACCTGTATGCCGCCTTCTCAATGAACGGAATCAAGAAGTCTTCTTGGAAGTTCACCAGGGTGCGCTTGTACTTCTTGATGATGGTGGCAACCGCCATGTTCATGCTGCCGCCATCTCTGGCCTGCTGGCTCACCATGCCCTGCGAGTCCAAGGTGCCTGTGCTTTGCAGCAGCATCCTCTCAAACTCCTTGGCGGTGTTGAGGTTGTTGAGGCTTGTCTCGCCAAACTTGAAGGGAAACAGAATCTCGCTGGGGTTGCCGTTCACCAGCAAAGCCTTGCCTGGCTTCACCTCAAACTTGGCACCTCGGGGCAACCTGGTGGCGTCCATCGCCATCATGGGGCTGGTGGTCAACGCCAGGCTGTCCAGGTGGCTACGGACCTGGGCGTCAATCGCCTTCTGCATATTGAAGGCTTTTTCCACGGTCCCGCGCCCCAGCAGGCGGTTGGGCACAGTGTCATCCTGATAACTGATGACCGGGCGGTCCTTCATCATGTAAGGGTTGGCCTCGGCCTTGAGCAGCATCCCGTCATTGGCAATCACCACAATGGCCTCAACCATATTGCTGTACTCGTCGGCTGCTGACGACTCGGGAAACAGATCAACGATCTCCTCGTCCTTCTTGTCCAGCATCTCCCTCGGCACCAGACCGTAGTAGGTCAGCAGCAGCACCTTCTCGTCCTGATACTGGCTGATCTCTTGGGTTGGCTCCAGGTCGGTGTCCTCATAGGTCGGGGTGATGTTCACCTTGCGGTAAATACCCTTCTCAATGCCCTCAACAATCTTGTGGATGCTGATGTACTTCTCAATTGCCACGCCCATGCAGTCATCAATGCTGGTGCCGTTGGGGTCAAACAGGAAATTCTTGGGGTTTATCGGCACAATCTTCACTGCCGTGCGCTCACCCTCCATCACCCCAATGGCAGCAGCGGTTTGGCCTGGAACTGGCCTGGTTGCGGCAATAAACGTCTTTTCTTGCTTGACAATGATCTCGCCAATGCCAGTACCGTAAATTTCCGCCATCAACTCAATCTGATCAATGGACTTTCTGATCTTGTCGAGCTTGAAATCCTCCATCATCTGCGCTTTGAGCATCGCAACGTCGATGGGATTGTTGTTTACGTCTTTCAGATCATCGGTAATGTCAAAAAACTCGCCCTGACCAAAGATTGCTTCCATGATCTCAGCGTGCCTTGTCTCCACGGCCTGCTGGGTGGCTGGGGTGACGATGCGGCTGCGCTCGGATTCCCTTGTTTTGTCCTCTGCTGCCCACTGTCCACGGAAAATGCGCTCATATTCCAGGTAAGACTCAAGGAAATTAGCGTTTCGGTAGTCGCGCCAGCGGTCGCAATGCTCGGTGACGAACGCAGTCAGGTCTTTGTCCTCCTGCGAGGGTTCATCAAACTCGTTTTGGTCAAGTTTTGCCATAATTTACCTTGTGGTATCAGCAAACGGGTCAGAATAACGGGGGTCTGCCATGTATTGTCGCACGGCATCAGGCATTTCATTGTCCTGAGTCCCGGCCCCCAGGCCAATGCCACCAATCGGTGCAGCGGTAAACAGCGGCTGGCCTTTCTTGACACCGCCACGCATCTCTGGGCTGATGTCAATGTAACGGATTGGCGCATCAAATGGGTCTTTTGAACTTATTTTCTTTTCATGTGAAACTGCATCTGCATAAGTGTCAAAAAACCTATTGTCAGTTGTCTTATACCCTCGCTCACCATAGTCACCCAATGCTTCTGAAATTCTTTGCTCTGCACCAACAAAATCCTCGTCTTGTAAATTTTTACCTGTCTTTATTCTTGTCTCGCCCGTCTTGGCGTTGTACTTCTTGCCTTGCTTTGCAAAGAACGCTGGGTAAATCTCATCGTAGTATTTCTTCATGCCTTCGCCGCCAATTTGAAGGTCAAGGCCAGATAAAAATCTAACACCTTCTTCATCAGGCGATTCTTTTATCAATTTTTGAGCAGCTTCTTTTCCAATGTAATCAGACAATTTAGATTCAGTTACACCACTTTCATCCACGACTGTTCTTCCATCAGACCGTCTTCCAGTAACATTTTTGTCGTAAGCCGTTAACCGACCAGTTTCCTTGTCCCACATTACTTTGCTAATCTGCTTACTCAAGTCATAGCGCTCTGCCTGTTGACTACCTGTTGTCAGGCCAACTCGGTCATAGCCATTGTCAGCGGCATACTTCAGCGCTCGTTTCAGCGCCAGCTGATGCCAGGTGCCTTTGAAGGGTGCGTCTGGTACGCCAGCGTTTTCAAGGTCTATAAGTTCTGTCAACCGTGCATTGTCTGTTTGAAGCAATCCATCTTCATCTGCGTTTTTTTGCAAAAGCGCTTGCATTTCCTGATTTTGCTCTGGTGTCAATTTTGTTTTGTACCCCTTCTCCCTACCAGCTTGATGCCAATCGGATTGCACCTCCTCAATCAATAGCATTTTCTTGCCATCAGCATCAATGCGGTCATTGACCCTCATGTGGGCCAGGATGTTGGGTTCGTTGAAGTGAGAGGAGCGATAGGTCTTTGAATTTTCTACTGTTTCTTTTTTAAAAGCGTCCCTTGCATTTCTATATTCCAATAGTTCTGATTCTGTCAATGGTCTTGTTAAATCACCAAGTCTTATATATGTCTGTTCAGCTTTACTTGAGTTAGCTGGCAAGGTCAGCAAAATCTCACGGTAGTTCTCACCGCCAGGGAGTTGGTAACGCTCGTATTTGGTAGCGCCAGCAGATGAACCGCCAGCATTTAAACCTTCTGAAATTCGTCCAGCTTCTTCACTCAATGTAAATGTTCTTTGTGCGTCACCACCAGCCGCTTGATGTTGTTGTGCAAATGACTCTAATCTTTGGCTAAGTTCTTGCCATCCTTCCGGATTTCTTGGTGGCAGTATTCTTCTTGCACTCATCCAATTCAACAAATCTTGGCTTGGCGCTTCATTACCCCCTAACCTTACCTCTTGCACATCAACCCTATTGCCAGCAATGTAATCTTGCACCTCTTGCCGGGTCACATTAGGCTTACCCTTCAGATAGTCATCTAACCCCATCCAGGAGATCTCATCCTTCTTAACGTCCTGGCCTTTCATCAAATCATTCAAGAAGGCATCACCAGTGCCTGATTTACGGGGTAGGGCTAATGCTGCTTGCTCGGCTGCTGAGTAAAACCCAATAGGTGACACTGGTGCTTGCGGCTTGATTGGACCGCCAAGCATCCCAGCAGACTCACCTTCCACCACACCAGGCATCAGCCCCCTGCTTTGCAAGTAACCCTCGCCCATACGCACTGCTGTTGGACCCAATGCCTTGGCACCTGCCGCCACTGCTCTTGCCGCTGGCATTGGGTTCAACGGCACAAAGGCACCTGCTTGCCCAGCGACTTCACCAATCCTGGACGTTGGTTTCAGTGGCAGATTCTCAAGGTAATACTCGGAGCCATAGGGCAGTTGCTGCGTTGGCTCATATTGCGTATCGCCGAACATCTCAGTTGGCATCGGGCTGCGGCCCATGAAATTCAATACGTCAGGCAACAACCCTGCCACCCCAGCAAAACGTCCTCGGGTAAAATCTAGAGGAACATTGGCAGACCCTTCTGGGTCTTGCAACCTGCGCCTGGGCTGCATCTGAGGGAAGACGCCAAACGCTGCACCACCACTAAACATTCCAGTTGCCATATCTATATCCCCGCAATGATGTCCATCGGTTCCCACTCCTCGGCATCCTCTGCCTGCTCAAAGTAACTGGTCACCGCCAACTGATCAATATAAGACAAAGCATCAGGCCCATCATCATGCACCCCTTGGGCAGGAAACATCAGCAGTTGATCAGTAAACCAATCCCAATCCTCTTTGGAGTTCAGCACAATCCTACCATGCTCAAACCTACCCTGGAGTGACCAGATTATCCTGTCAGCCTTCTTCCTATTCCCGTGCGTCAAATCCACAATGTGGCTGTAGACATTATTCTTCCGCATCAAGTCACTCAAATACGGCAGCACAGCGTTCTTCAACGCACCACGCTCAACCCCAATGCTCAGTGGCCGATAGTCCCGCATCTTCATCAGCATCTTGGCGGCAGTCTCCCTGATATCCCACCGACCATGCTCAATCTCTTTGACAAACCATTTCCCATCGTCGGTGACCTTCACCACGGCAATGGCAGACTCATCTAGTCTTTTCTTGGCGTTAGCGGCCTGCTTCGCCACTTCCTCAAACCCGGCAAGGTCAACCGCCACAAAGTAACTGCCATGCTCTGGTTCCTCGCCGTACTTCAGCCATTCCTCTTTAAACACATTGGACCCGGCATTGTCAAAACTCGCCAGGTACTCTTGCTTAAACGCAAAGCTGCTCAAGGTCTTCTTTGCGCTCTCAATCTCGTCAGGGTCAATCATCGGGTTGTCCCGGGTGGTGAAGTGCCAGGACTTCCAATCATTATCCTCCTCGGTCTGCCCCAGCTTGTAAATATCGTAAAACCAGTTGCGTCCCTTGGGCGTCCCAATGAATATTGCCCTGCCCTTCTTGTCGCTCAAACTCGCCCTAATGACCTGCTCCCAGGCTTCTGGCTTAATATCCGCTACCTCGTCCAGCACGGCATAGGTCAAGCTCACACCACGCAAGGTATCTGGCCTGTCAGCACCACGCACATAAATCTTGGCACCATTGATCATGGTGATGTCCATGTTGTTGATGTGGCTGTTGGTGATGACCTCCCGCCCCAACTCCAACAGCACATCCCAGATGATCTGCCTAGACTGCCCAGCGGTAGGACTCACATACAGCACCGCGCTACCAGGTGGGCAGCGCAGCGCCTCAATCAACAACGTAGTCGCCGCCAGCCTGGACTTGCCGCATCGCCTGCCAGCCGCCACGACCTTGAACCTGGTCTTGTCAGCAAACACCTCTTGCTGCCACGGCAGCAGGCTGAAGTTCAACTCACTCATCGGCCTCAATCGTGATGGGCGTGGTGTCACCACCAATGCCAGTGATGTTGATCGTCACCGCGCTGCGCTGGGCCTTGCCCTGTTCAAACATTGAGATTGGCAGGGTA